GGCAAAAGGGGTAACATACTTATTTGCAGTGGAGTGATAAAGGGCCTTTGTTTTTTCACTGAGCTCTTTATCAACACGCAAGGTTAAAAACTCATTGGCAATATTACCTAACAACGCATGATCAGAACCAGTACCGACTAAATGGCGGGGATCATTACCATCGAATACCGCACGCCTGAGCGCAGTCACTTGCTCTCGCGCTTCACTTAGTTTAACCTCGGGATAACGGCCTATTTTCATGCGTTGAGGCTTGCCAACCCACTGAAAACGGAAGTTAAAACTAATAACTGCATTTTTAGTAATGCGAGCCGTTAGGCCGTCACGGTCGAATATTTCAGATTTCCCCGTGTATGGCGCTTTTATATTGCGCAGTTTTGAGTCTGTTAAAGTCATATGTCATCGTGATACAAAGCAAGTAAAAAAAAGGTACAAGCTGAGGTACAAAAATTAAAAGTGACACATCATAACAGCAAATAGCTAAAACGAACAATAATCACATAACAACATAGCTAAAACAAGGCTTTAAATGAATAATAACGAGCAACAAGCAGCATCAAAAAAGACCACCGATCAGCCGACGATATACTGGCACGACTATACAACTAAAATCATAAAATGTTGATTTAATTGAAATAATTGCCCATCAAAAGTAAGCTTGGACGTAACTTGATACAACCTCTTGTTGCCGTTCACTCTAAATCAAAACGAATCCCCCAACAAATCAAACGTATCCTCCTTCATTTCAGTATGCTTACTTTAAAAAACGAGTAATACCTGAAGCTAGAATGTGGAATAAAATTTAGTCATTAATTTTAAGGTTACTCGTTGTCAGCTACTTTCCTTAGCACTTTGGCACTATTTATCTGTTGAGATTGCCCTCTTTACGCTCGCCATCTCCCAAATCGTACAAAACCTCTATATTAAAGATGGTTTTTTGATACAGTGTTTTTATTGACATTAATTTGTTAAATACTTTCTAAGTGGTTTGTATAGATTTGATGATGGAGCGCTGTGCGATTTTACCCGTTAGATAATATTAAGAGAGAATAGATTTGAAATATGTATGGGGAATATTTTTTATGAGGAACGATATGCTTTGTCAAATCTGTCTATCGGAATTAGCGGCAAAAAATTACATCACTAATCAATTAAGTGCAAAGTTAGAGGTTTATATTCTAAAAATAACAGTAGTCAATTAAAGATATATTAATAGTGCAAAATAAAAGGCGGTTAAAGAAAAAAAACCTTTCTGCCCACAACCTCTCCATTATGATTTATATCTCCTTTTATTTTCAATATTTAAAATTGTATTAAAAAGCTCGGTGCAATTACTTGTTGCATACTCTGTTTATCGATTAATAACGGAGACAATACAGATGGCACAAAAATTAAAAGCAGACAAAACGGACTGGGTAAAAATCACTTCAAAAATTCCGCCTGAACTAGCAAAAGATATTGCGAAGCTTGCTGCAGAGAATGAGCGACCTCTGTGTAACGAGGTAGTGTTTCGCTTAAAACGCTTAGCCAAATTAGAGGGAACTCCTTTTAACTAAGGTTTTCTTTGCCGTATAGAATAAGGGGCTAATCGGCCCCTTATATTTAAAACCCCATTCCCAACAAATCAAACGTATCCACCTTCATTTCAGTATATTTATCTGACTCTGCTTTTACTATTTCAACCGGCTTATCGGATTTGATACGCACATCAACTTGGGCTTTGCTTTGTACCGTTGGATGACGCAGCATGCCACCATAACCACCCGCTTGCTTTATTGGTGCGCTACCAGAGGATGAAGTTGATTGATCCCCTTGTTTGTCAGACTGCGAGGCTTTTATCTTTTGTCTTACCGTTTCAAGTTTATTGTGGGTTTCTTTAAACTCACCATTAACCGCATAGTTAATACTTTGATTACCAAACTCCTCGATTGATTTATTAAACCCCTCCAAATCTTTCTGGGCCAATTTGATACTTTCGCCCCAACCATTGGGTAACAAACTGTCTGGGATTAAGGAGATAGCTTTTATAATCGCGCGCGGGATCAGTAAAAAATTCTGTATTATTGCGCCAATAATAGCTCCAATACCTGCCCCTATTCGTTTAAATACCGCCCATAACCCATTAAGCACCGGCATCAGTACCCCGGTTTTATTCATCAGATAAATAATGCCAACCGCCAAGGCGGCAATGCCCGCCACAATCAAGCCAACGGGATTCACAAACATAGCCGCATTTAACGCAAACATCGCAATTTTGAACAATATTAATCCGGCAATCACTTCCGGTATGTTTTGAGATAAAAAGTACAGTCCTTTACTCAGGGCTTTAAATCCATTAAATAATGAGATAACCACCTTTTTCACCTTTTCAATTACCTCAGTTCGCCACTGTGCATTTTTGAATTTATTGGAAAACTCAGTAAATATTACCGTCAATTTTTCCATAATTGGGGCCAATGCGGCAAATTTAATTGATCGGAATGACTCCTTAATTTTTTGCATGGCATCGTTATAGGCCTCCGCTTTTTTGGCATCGGCGGTTTTGACGCCACCACCAAGATCATTAAACTCTTTGCGTGCACTGCTTAAACCCGTTGTACCCTCGCGCAGCATGATCAGCATTTTCCGGCCATCTTGACCAAAGGTGGCATCGGCAAAGGCCATCTGTTCCTGGTTGGTTTTTAATTTTGAAAAGGCGTTTAACACTTGTCCGTAGGCCTGCTCGGTATCACCCGCGGTCTTTAGCACGCCATATAAGGGATTTTCCCCTTTATCAAGAAATGAGCCCAGCGCGCCCTTACCCGTGGTTTGCAGCACACCAAGGCGCTTGGTAAAGCGTGTCATTGCACTGGTCATGGTATCGGCGCTGACACCTGCATGCTCGGCTTGTGACTGCATCGCCTGTAATTCTTCAACGGGCATATCAAGATTTTGCGCCGCTTTGGAGAGTTTATCCATTTCCGCGGCGGAGCTGTTAACCCCGGCAAATAAGCCGGCAAAACTTAAACCGCCCAGTAATGCGCCACCTTTGGCCATGGCAGCGCCGCCAATGCTGGGTAGCTTAAAGCGTGCCAGTCTGGCGCGAATACGCTGCAGCCGTTCCTCTTTTTTAGCGAGTTTGCCCATAATGGCAATACGCTGCTCATATTCTTTAGACAGGCGTTTTTCTTCAACGCTTAAGCGTTTAACATTAATGCCGGCCGTTTTCATTCTGCTTTGCGTTTTGCTCAATGCTTTAATATAACCACTTTGAGTTTTTTTGAGGTTTTTCACAATCTCCTGCTGTTTTTTCATCTGCAGCTGCAGAGCTTCCGAGGGCTTTTTGGCCGACTTCATTTTTTCATTCAGCTTGCCAAGCTTTTGCTGCGCCGCATTAAACTTATCGGTGGTTTTAGCCGTTTCTTTGGCTGTTTTGCGGTATAAACCAATCAATGCCTGGCTGCTGGCCAGTTTATCGCTCTGCGCTTTGACCTGCGCAATTTCTTTACTGTACTTGCTTTGGGTTGAGGTTATTTTTTTGAGTGGTGCACTCATTTTATCAATGGTCTGCATCACCACGGAGAGGTTCATTTTCATGAGACGGTCCTTATTGAGGGCATTAAAAAAGAGGCTAAAAAGCCCCTTTTTTATTCTTCCGTTTTACTGCGCTTATCGGCTTCTTCCCGGAACAACAGTAAATCATCCAAACTGAGCTTATCTATCTCACTGGGTTGCCAATGAAAGATGATCGCCAAATCTGCATAAATCGACTCTATTCTGTCGGGGAGTCGATACGCACGAAAAAACTGGCCACCACGGTAAACAAAGGCGCCATATTAATCGGATCCAGATTAATCATTTGCCGCTCAGTTAATTCACTGATCCTCGGAATTAAGCTGACCATGCTATCAACGTCTAACTGCATGATGTCTGAGAAAGATAAACCGCGCATTTCACCGGCAAAGGGTTTGCGCAAAGTCACTTCGGTAATGGTTTTGCCGTCGGTGACTTTAATTGGCTCAGCCAATAAGGCGGTTTTAGTTTGCTTGTGCATGGTCTTCCCCTGTTTCGCTTGTCTCAGTTTTTAGAGGTTCAAGCATTGGCTCACTTGTTGTTGGCTGTGCAGATTCAAGCACGGCTTCACATTCAAGTAATAATTTTTTAACACCCACTTTGTCATTTAAAGCCAGTGCCATTTTAAAGGCTTTGATGGCTGTTTCGGGTTGCGTTAAGCGCATACAAACTTTGCCATACACCGCAAACAGTTTTGCTTTAAGCGGGATGTTAATAATAATGTCACCGTTGATAATATCAGCGACCAATTTACTGAGGCATAACTCATCCCCGCTTTTATCCACTTTCAGATTTTCATCAAAATAAAGAAAAACCAGATCCGCATAAAAGGTTTGCCAATCACGTTCAAACCCTTTGATGGGCGTGGTTAAACCATGTTGTACCGCGCTGTAAAGATCGCCTTCAATGTCGCTAAAGGTTTCAATATCACTGCGCCAGATTAACCACCAAAACAGGCAATCTAAGCGCGCCCAGTCATCATAGTTAGCCATAAAGTATTCACACAACGGGCGGTATTTTTCAATCATCTCTTTTTTAAAGGGGGTGCGCTGCTCATCACCATTTAATAATTTAAGGGTTTGCCGGTCACCGTCAAAGCCATCTTTTAACTTTTTAAGGGCTTCGGGCAATGCGCCCAAGGTTTTTTTCCCTGTTGACTCAGCAGGGTTTAAAACAGGTTGAGCAGTTATCGATTGCTGCGCCTGCTTTTGTTGCGCGCGGGCTTTGTGTTTTCTTGCCAGGCTCATAATGTCTTCCTATTTTATTTTTGAATGAGTTTAGTGCCGTAAAATTCGACTTCTAAGGTGCCCTCTTTGACATTTAACTCGAGTACATTACCCACCCAGGCATCGGCCAAAGAAAATTTTTGTCCGTTATTGGTTGAATAAAGCACGGTTTGCCCGACAAAGTTTTCCAGCGCTTCTTTATCCAGTGCCGTTGAATCGGCTAGTGTGACTTTAATAAAAGGGGCACCTTCAAAGGTTTCCGTGTGACCAAGCACGCCATCGTCACCCATCACGGCTTCACGTTTTAAATTACCAAAGTTTACCGTGCCCCCTTCTTTAGTGGGTAAGCGCCCTACATTGCCGGCATCGAGAAAACCACGCGAGGTAATAATTGCCATCTGTTTTTCCTTAAATTGGGTTATGGGTTGATTGGTGACCAGCCGCCACCAAAGACCTTATTTTCTAAACTGTACTTTGCCGGCATAGATGATCATGCCGTTGACAAACTGCGGACTGTCTTGAATGTTAATACGTGATGGATTATCCGCATCGAGTTCTACAATCAGGCTTTTTTTATAGCCGGCAAAATCCTGCACAATGGCGCGATATTCCAAAGATAAATACAGTGATAACAATTCTGCTTCGATAATGGCCGGTGTGACAACGGCCTGACCGGGGGCAAAGCGAGTCCCGTCTTTGGCGAGCTTATGGCGCGCAAATTTGCTTAAGATATGCGAGCGCTGTTTTTGGCGAAAGAACATGGCCGTTGCCGGCACGGTAATATCTAAATAACTGTCGTCTGCGGCACCTGCGGCGTTTTCTTTGTAGGTGGTCACCGGGCGTTCAATAAAGACTTGTTTCGCATTATTACAACGGTAGGTACCAATACCGGAATAAAGCAGCAGGTTACGTTCAGAGAATTCCCATTCACTCAGGGCATTACTGTAAACCTTGTTCAGTGGCAAGGTTTGTAATGGCCGGCAAGGGTCAATTGCGAGGCTGGCTGAAATCTGCCCCGCCCAGGCACTGGCTAACTCTTCTTCAGTGAGCTCAACGTTGGCACTATCAGCCAAGGCATTCACCGGCATTACACTGATAAAGGGGCTGTTAAATAACTCGCCATAGGTGACTAAAGCCGCATGGGT